CAAACCAACTCAAAAAATAATACTCAAAAATGATTATGCTACAAGGGAAGACGCATATGTTGATGAGATTATTTTACAAAGATATTATAAGGTTGTGGAAAATCCACACTTTGCTAATAGAGCATATCAAACTTCTACTGGTTTCAGTCAAAAAGGAAAAGTTGCTTGGAATAAAGATAAAAAAGGGATCTATTCCAAAGAATCATTAGAAAAAATGAAGAAATCTTCTATTGGAAAGAAGCATACTCAAGAAACAAAGAAAAAAATAAGTAAGTCATTTAAGGGGAAAAAACTAACCGAAGAACACAAAAGAAAAATTGCTGAAGCAAATAGAGGAACTCCAAAATCTATGACTGAAAAAAGAAAACAGGCAGATATAGAAAGGGGTTTAACAGCAAGAGGAAAACCAAAACAAAAACATAGTGATGAAACTAAAATGAAAATAAGTAAAGCAACACAAGGAAGGATTCCTTGGAACAAAGGTTTAAAAAAATTTTAATTGTATTGATTTCAAAATCACTTTTTAATTACACTTACCCCCCGAAAAAAATCGGGGGTATTTTTTGTCAAAAAGGTTTTTATACTCCAGTAAATTGTGGATTATAAGCTTTCTTGTTTAGTTGATTGATATATTGAGAAGATTGATCGTATTTCATAATATTCCTCATATCTGTAATTATTACTGATAAGAATTGTGGTTTTAATACTCTAATTTGTCTCTTATCTTCATTAATACCGACTTCATACTCATAGTTTGTAATTGCTTTTACTGGATTTGCAGTGATTGCTACATTATCAAAGGTTGTATATGAAACAGTAAAATCTTCATCTACTTCAAATCCAGAACCAATCACAAGACGATCATACTGGTCTTTGATTTCCGTAGTTTCATAATGATGGACATCTGTTAGTGCTGCATCAGATCCATACTTATCAATCATATAGTTATATAAGTCATTATTGTTCAATGGCCATTGATCTCTTACGTTTGTAATGTTGTTTGTGATTAAAATAACCCAATCAAGTTCTGGATCACTATAAAGTTTTGAAGCAACTACTTCTGGTCTTTGGTCATCAGTGATTTGATAATAATCAAAGGCAGTAATAGCATTAATAACATCAGATCTTATTTTTGCTCTTTTGAAAAGATTTTTAACAGTAATATAATCTTCATTTGTGCTTGCATTAGGCAAACGAGAAAGATAAGAAATATTTGGAAATTCGTTAAAATATGCCATTTTAGTATCCTACATCGTTTGGTGAGATTGGATAAAGATCACCAGAATTTAAAGTACCAAATTTTTGATTGTCTGTAAATTTTCTTCCGTCAAAAATATCCTCTTGATAATCAGTATCATAAATTGGTTCAAGTTCTATGAAGGACATATTCATAATTACAGATACTGGTTGTCCATCATCATATGCTGCCCAAGTTCCATCAGCAGTATAATTCATAGAAAAACCAACCAATGCACAAGTTTTAATTCTATTTACACCTTTGATTGGATTTCCATTGGAAGTTTTGTATTGCAGTTGAAATACATTTGGTGTTCCCAAGAAATATGATGATGCTCCTGCTGTTCCGTATTCTTGATTTCCTGATCTTTTGTCTTGTTTTTTTGCTGCCATTCCTTGTTTAAAAAATCTTATAATTTTATTAATATCTGTTGCTTCTTCTTTGCTTCTTGGACTCATTCTATATTGGAATGTAAATTCTCTCAATGTTGGTGAATTGAAAAGAAGTTCAAGATTACTATTTGGAACAACTCCAAATCCTCTTGCTAAAATACTTTCTGGGGATACCGAAAATCCTGCCATTGAAAGAACTTTAGATGCACCAGCAGTTTTTAATAGTGCCTGTGCTGATTGTGAACCTGCTGATCCTAATAACTTATATAATAATGCTCCTTGAGCACCTAATGCTGCTCCTTGTTGTGCTCCTCCTCCAAATATTGCTCCTGCCAATCCACCTGTGGCAGTAGCGGCTAAATACGTGTCAAGATTTTGAACAACATCAGCAGTGGCAGCAGCAGAAAGATTATTCATATTGTCATCACCCCAAGAAACATTATTGGAATCGGTCACGCTATTTGGCATAGGCAATTTGACAATTCCCAAAAATTCTGCTAATGCAGAAGTTTTTTGTAAACCAGATGTTAATATTTTTTTTGTTCCATCTGGACTGAATAATTGGTCCGATTTTGGTGGTTGGTAATGATATTGTCCTATTTGTAAGTAATCTTGTGTTTTATTGTATAAAGCATCTTTTGGGTATTGTAGATTTGTTCCTTTTAAATTTTTATCTACAGATCCAAATTTAAAATTCTTTTCTAATTCTGCTATATTTAAATTAAAAATACCACCACTTCCCGTATTTGATGGTGTGTTTGCTTGGGATCCAGATGGTGGATTTGAACCATATCCTGGTGTATTCGCAAATGCTGTTTGAGAACCATCTGGATAAAGTTTTTTTAATTCATTTGCTCTTGTATTGTTGAGAGATAAAGTAAAAGCAGAAGCAAAATGTTCAGAAACTTTTTGATTATTATTTTGCCATTTATTTTTATTGACTACATCTGGAATTACTTTACTTTTAAAAAAATCTACATTTTTTAAATTCCAATTATTTCCAGCATCAGTAGAGGCAATCAATACATCTCCTGTTATTTCAGGCCAATATAAATCTGCAGATCCAGTCGTCTTATTTAATTTATAGATAAATCTTTTCCCTTGCAAAAGATAATTATTATCTACAAGAATATTCGGATCTGATGGATCTACTATAAGTGACATTTATGGTGAAGATAAGTTGTCTGAATAATCCCAAACTTTTGATTTAAATACTGGTTGTCCTCTTCCATCTACAAATTTTTCAGTAGGAAGTAAAGAAACTTCTCTCCATTCCTTTTCTGGAACTACAAATAAATCAGACATCACACCAGAGAAAAGATATTTATGTAAGGTTTTCTTTGGAGCATTTACGAATCCAAATTTATTTATGTAAGAATTTGCAACTCCACCACGATACTGGGGATTTAGATAATGAAGATTTGAACCAAAGAACCAACCCTCTCTTTTATTGATTTCTATAATATAAGATAATGGTTGTCTATCCCAGAATTTATATTTTTGTGGATACTTTGCACCATACAAAAAGAAAACTAAATCACCAGGTTTAATATATCCAGTATCCTGTTCACTTATGTCTTGATCTTGAACATTCATAAGTTCATTCATTAAAGAATTAGTCCACCAATCAGTGCTTCTATATTTTTTTCCTGCTTCTTTGATTATTTTTTCGGCAATCATCTTGTTTGTATTCCTAATTCTTTTTCTGTAAAGATGCGAAATTCATAATTATGATCAGCACACCATTCTTTTGCAGCACTCCATTTTGCTTGATTGATTGCCCACATTTTCACAGAATATGCCCAAGATTTTGTTCTTCTTTTGGGATTTGTGTCTGGCATTTTTAATTCTTTTGCTGGTTTGATTTCAACGACAAGTGTTCTGGTATTCCCATCTTTATCTTTATACTTAACAAAAAAGTCAGGAAAGTATCTATGAACCTTATTATCTATTGGTGAGCGATATGGAATCCAAAATTCTTCACTTTTCCAAGTATTAACACTTTCAGTTAGATCACAATATTGCATAAATTTTAGTTCATAAGAAGACCTATAAACTATATTAGTTGGATCTCCACCATACTTTTTTGGATTTTGAGGTCTAAATCTTCCTTGCCGATATTTGGAATCGTCTGGATGCGGCATACATAGTATAGAATCTTATACGCATATTTAGATGTCTAGAGCAAATACATATAGAGTGGATCCTCTTTATGTAAAGATGACTACCCCAAGAGATATTGGGGGATCAACTTTGCCTTCAGTTCAACAAATGTTTGGCAATTTGTCTCTTACGAGTCAATTTAAAGTCAGTATGTTTTTGGGAGGTGCGACTGGTGAGCAAGATAATAAATTGATAAAATATTTAAGTGATTGTGGAATAACTAATGATTCGTCAAAAACACTTACTTATGATTTTATGTGTGCGGAAGCAGTTCTTCCTGGAGCAACCTTTGATGTTGGGGAAGAAAGTGGAAGTCGTCAGGGTATAATTGAAAGATTTCCAAATCGTAGAGTATATTCTGATTTTAATCTAACTTTTTATGTGGATAATCAATATAATATTATTCGTTTGTTTGAAGAATGGATGAATTTTATCAATCCAATTAACAGAAGATCTGGACCACAAACTGCACAGGATAGTGGTCAAGTTGGATTTGAAGATCGTTTTAATTATTTTAGATTTAAATATCCAAATAAATATAAAAAAATAATTTCAATCACTAAATTTGAAAGAGACTTTTTGGTAAATCCAAATGATCCAAATAGTCCCACAAAAAATCAAAATCTTTTAACTTATCAATTTATTGATGCGTTTCCAACTAATATTACTGCTCTTCCATTGTCGTATGAGGGAAGTACAATAACTAAAACTACAATTAATTTTAGTTATACTAGATATAC